ACAATCCTGCAGAATCTTGACGCTCGGATAATAAACCTTCTGTTACTTTTGTTTCAACAGGTTTTGCAGGTTTCTTTTCCAATACTTTTGCAAGTTTACCTTCAACATTAAGAATTCCAGTTCTTTCTCCAGCACCATAAAACGTAACCATATTTTGAGCTTTTGCAGCTTTACGTAAATCTTTCTCATTTAAGCCTAATCTCTCATTTAAAACTTTAAACCGAGGATCATTAAAAGTTGCAGCAGCAATTTCATCATATAACCTGCGTTTCTGATTTGTAGGTATGACATTAGATAACGAAGCTAACTGTTTGTTCTTCGTAGTTAACGCAATAATCTGAGCACCAGATGATGAAGCATCTTGTTCAAGAGCTAAAGCTGTTTTATATTCATTCATAGAACCGCCAGCTTTAAGGTGGTTATCTATTTTAGCTGCTTCCATAGCAAATCTCATGAACTTACCAAGTTCCTCGCCTTCAATTAATTGCACCATATTTGACTCAAGAATAGCACGTAAGTCTGCAGGTTTGCCTCTCAACATTTTATTACCAAGATCTACCATATCAGGCCATAATTTATCAGCAATCTTTTGGCGTCCAGTAAATGATAATGAATTATATCTACCTTCAAATACATCATTAAGGCCGCCCATAAAGGCACCTATTTGATCTCTGAAGTTTCTATATCCATCTTCACCAAGAACCTTCTCTACTTCAGTATTTAAGAAAGGTCTAAATGATTCTCCCGATTGCGGACTAATAAGGCCACGATCATAGATCCTAGCCCGATGATCGACAAAAGCATGATTACTGAAAGCGTAATCATTATTTCTAAGCCAATCCATAGATTTAAATCGTTCATATGCATCACCACGGGATGAAATATAGTGTTTGTATTCATTTAAATCATTATACTTTTTAGCTGCACCTCTGTCATCTTCAAAGTATAATAGCTTTTGTGTAAAGTCATAAAAGTCGTTATCAATTTTATACTTAGATTTAGATGCCCAGTTAAGTGCATCTGCCATATTCTTGTCAACGAATTCTACAGGAAAATCTGCAAAACTATGTGTTGATGTAATAGGTATTCTAGTATCTTCTAAACCAAAGACACCATTATCAATAAAATACGTTTTATAACCTTCGCGAAATACTAACTTATTCTTATCCGTTGTTACACCGACACGAAGGCCGACATCCACTTTCCGTGTGAGCTGTGAGTATTTTTGTACACGAGGATCAGTTACACGTATGTTATATGATAAGGTGTCATAATAGGGGCCAAATAAAGCACCACTAAGTCTGCTTTTCATTCTTCGTTTTTGAACACCATATGTTTCAACCTCAAAGAATTTATTAACATTCTTAGCTTCAAGTAATTTCATTCCTGTCTCATACCATTTACGTCTTGTTCCATTCATATTTGCAAGATTATAAAGATCACGACCTAAGGCAATAGCAAATTGATCTCTATCAGGCATATCTGCTAAAGATAACCTGTGTGCAAATTTTAAATAGAATTGCTGTAATGCTGATTCTGAAATTCTTTCTTTACCATTAGGCATTCTTTTAATTACTAAAGGAATTTTGTAATCAAATGTATTACGTAATTCTCTAGCTATTTTAGGTGCTACCGTATCCTCCCAATTATTTTTCTCGCGAATATTTGAAAGGAAATTATCGTGTAAGTCTTGTAACTGGGTTGGACCAAGTACTGGATCAATATAATTATCTTGTTTTAGTTTCTTCAATACATTGGTATCACTACGTATCTGAGTTTCAATAGCATCAGAAACATTCATCACATCAAATTTAATTTGACCTTGTACTACGGCTTTAAAGTTATTCCACTGTTCACCGTTATTTCTAAATCTTGTAAACAATATACGGAGGTTGTCTACTACAACAGCACGCTCATTAATACTCATTTTTTCGCTAAGCATGTCATTGAATGATTTAATGAATTCTTTATCTTTAGGTTTTAAGACATCACTTTGCTCTGCAAGTCTTAAGTTATTATTGAGTACGGATGGGTTAGGTTGATATAATCTTGTATCTTCGTACCTACCGGTAACGGGGTTAAAGACGAGCTGATCCTCCGTTGGAAGACTGTTAAGCACTCTTGTCTTGGCAGCTTTCTTTGTATGAATAAGTGCGCCTCGATAGTTGGTAAGAGATAAGGTACCATCTAATTCACCTGCCTGTAATAAATAATAATCTTTTAATGTTTGAATTAATTTAGGATCCCCTATTAAATCATCTGGTGTCATAATAGGTAATTGCATTGCATCTAATTTAGCTTTTGCATTAGCAAATTTTTGCGTATCATTAGGAAGCGTATATGTAGGATCAGTCATACGTCTTAATTCTTTAATCCCAATAGTGTTACCTTCTGGATTAGTAAATTGATCAACAGTAAGCTGTCCTGATTGAAACATATTAACTTTTTTATAATCACCAAGATGTCTTACTTGTACGTCTTGTGGTTGTCTCAGTAGCCAATCATTGTATGATTCTCTAAGAGGTGTATTACCGTCATAAAAAGCCTTTTGAGCATCAGTTAAATTTTCAATATTTCTACGTCTTACTTGTGCTACACTTTCTAAATCTGCAATATCTTTCCAAGATTTAAACACAGGAACAGTAGTAGATCTGCAATGCCAATGTGCCGGTGGGAGATGTGTTGTATCGCTAATCGGATAAATTTCACCATCTCTATGAGCACATAGCGGAGTTGTTCGTGCGTCAAGGACAGCAACGTATTGCCATCCTTGTAACGCTTTTTCATTTGCCTTATAAATAGCATGATCAGCTTGAGAGGATACAGCTGTAATAGCTGTTATTACCAGACCTTTCGACTGCATGCGAGTTATATTATGTACATTTCCTGAACGTACTTGTAGAGCTATTTCATCTACGCTTTTTCCGTCAGCTATACCCTTGCGTATAACTGCCTCTAATCTAATTTTTTCATTCTTGGCAATACCTGACCATCCCTGCTCCATTGTACCGTTTTCACTTAATGGATTTTTAAGTACAATTTCTTCAGAGATTCTATTTTTAGGTCTTTCAGTACGCCATATTTTACCCATTGCTACTTCAACTTTTTGATAAGCATATGAGAGTTGGTCTGAGACAAGAGATGAGAGATCTTTTTGAACAGAATTATTAATTGATTTATATGTCTTTCTCAATTCTTGGTCAACTGCTTCTCTAAATCTTTCAAATCCCCGGCCTGATAGTTCAGCATCTTTAATTAATTTATCGAGTCTAACAACATGACCATCAATTACTAAATCAACTTTACCAGAGACTCTTCTCTCATACAGACGGATCATTGCTGCGCGATCTAGTGTTTTGTCGTATATTTGTGTATTACTATTGACGATCATGTGTCACCATTATTCTTTAATTATTTTCGGTTTTACAGCGGCTTCTGTTTGCATTGCATACTGATCATTATATTTAGTTGCTGCAGGTATAATCTGGGGATCTGCGTTTACTTCTTGTAATGCGGCTTCATCATCATATTCAGAATCAAGAATATCATTTGCCTTTAGCATCTGCAGCCACACAGTTCTAGGTAATAACCCTGATTGATACCATTGAGTGACAAGGTTCAACCAATCAGCTCCTAAGGGTACTGGATCAAAATCTGCCGATAAATTAAACACAATATCACATGAATCAATTTGCAGGCCATATCTCCAGTTAACCATTAAGCATATTACCTGCTTTAATGTACTGGAGATTTTTGTACTCAACACACTTAATTGTGCCGTTTGAGCAGCATTACGAATTTCTAATGCAATACCTGATTGTTCATTTTCAGTTGTAAGCATTCTAATGCCAAGTTTAGCCATTTCATCAATAGATGCTTCAATAGCTTTTTGCATATCTTGTAATGCGTCTGTGGGTGTTTTTAAGACATCTGCTTTATCATCTTGGCGTAATCTTATCCAAGACCCTAATCCAGCGTCTACAATTTCATCAAATTGTTCATCAGGCATATCTGACATAATAACAGGTGTATAAGTAGCTGCACCGTATAGTAAATGATTTCGTCTACTAATTTTATTATATAGGCTAATCTCTTTATCTACGATAGGCATTAATAATGGCATAATAGGTTCTATATTACCATTGACAGGCCATGCAGGAATATGCTTCAGTGGTTCCCCGTTATTAAGTATATTGTCAAATGTTTCTATTAACTCGAAATGGCCTGAAGGTAGTAATTGCTGAGCTTTCTCACCAATACCTCCTATTTTAAGAGTTTGATCGCCATTGTCTTTAGTTGTACCCATGAACTTACGAATTTGGTAATTACCTTCTTCGTTTAACTCATGTACCCAGACCGTAGGGACTCTCATAGCATGGAATTCGTTAATAGTATAATCGTCTGAGTAACCTTTAACAATTACATATTTTAAAACTGTTTTACCAAATATATCTACAGCTGTTGCCCAATTAACAATTGTTTCGGCTTTTTGCAAAATAGGATATGGTTTAATCATATCTCTAGTTTCTTTGTCTAAGTTTTCAACATTATTGACAGATGGATAATCTACAAATACCCATGCACGGGATGTATTAATTTCTTCCCACAATAATTCATCAAGAAATGCTACTAGTGTAGAGTCATCACGTCCGATATTATTGATAAGCCAATCTTTAGCTTCTTCAGGAACTTCATCCGGTAATGTCAATATAGGAGCTTTTCTTAATAAACCTCCAACAAGCATCTTAGCAAATTGTGCAGTAATGCCTGGTAATTCAGCTTCTGACTTATAAAAGTCATATTGAGCTTGGCTCATTGTTGTAGAGAAGGGTATCAGCAAATTGCTAAATCTAATTAGATCAATATACTGATCCAGCTCTTTTACAGTACGTTCCCCATTGCATACAGCACGTGCCTTATTCCACGAAGGTTTAAGATACTCATACGCTTGACAAGGATCCGCAACTGTCTTAGTAGGGCCGTATGTCATACTAAGCCTCTAATAGTCTATTAAATTCAACAATAGTGCCTTCAAAATATTCATTTGTCACGCTATTCAAAGCTGTGATTTCTTCTTCAACTTCAGTAGGTGTAATATTCCAGTTAGATGTAATTTTATTTACAAATTCTTTTGGTTGTACCTTAGCCATAACTTTAGGTGCTACGGTTAATGTTTCTTGCTGATCTGCCATTTTATTTTCCTAAAAATTTAGTTGATTCACGTTTACGTCTATTGGTTAAGCCTGGAACGACTTTACCTTCATCTTTATTCCATCTAAGGAATTGAGCAGCCACTCGATCTTTAGGCGCCCCTGCATTTAGTAGCTTTAATAATGTAGAACCTTTAAAAGCGGCTACACCTACATTATATGTAAATTCTACTAATGCATCAAATTCGTTTTGTGTTAACGGTACAGTTACGTTTTTATCAACTGCACTTGTGTATTGCTTAAGGGTAACTTTGAAGATTTGTAACGCTCGCTCCTTAGTAATGGG